AGAGGATCTGATAATTACTTGTAAATCTGTGTCCGCAAAAATCTTGAAGGTATAAGCAAAAGCTGTTGTGCTTGAATTACCTGAGTAGGAGTTCTTTACTGTAGTTGAAGATACTGTCATATTACTTTCTCTATATTACTATTCTTTCCTTTGTTCAATATCATTATTAGGTTCATAATACAATATTTTAAGAGCTTCTTTAGCCATTTTAATCATCATAAAAACCATATCATCTATGATCTGTTGTTTCTGATCTGGGTCTGCATCTTTCATATTAAATGCTTTTCTAACATATTCATTGTGTTGATCTATGATAGTTTTATATCTTTCTAAAACAGCTATGTTTTCATCTACTAATTTTTTTCTTTTAGCAAGTTTAGCTGCTTCTTTGAAGTTTCCATCTTTTTTTAGTTTCTCAATAGTTGGTTTATACTTTTTGTATTTATTATACTCATCATAAAAATCAGTAATAAACTCTGATTGCATACTAGGATCTCTTAAATTAAATGCTCTTAATCCTGGTATTTTTGTTAAAGAATCTGTAGGTCTTATAGGATCATCTATTATACCAGTTTCAATCAATGCTTTATCTAATCCCATCATAAAATAATTACCTAATCCACCTGTCCAACCTCTTATGTAATTATCAATAACTATAGGTGATGGAGCATTATGATCTCCAATAATAGCAGCTAAAGTTCTTGATAATAATTTAGATGTTTCAGTTGTATATGGATTAAATTGATATGGTCCTAATAGTTGTCTATCCATATAATCTGGAACTAATGGTCTACCTTTAAATATACTACGATTCCATTTTTGTTCTACAATCGGAACTACTAATGTTGGTAATGGATTTAAGTTTCTTAATTGTGTAAAAACAAATTCTGAAGTAAATCTTGCTAAATCATTTTTAGCATTAGCATCATTTCCAACCCACCAATCTAAAAATTGTTCTGTTCCTGTTCCAAAAACAACACCAACATCAAAAGGTTTTGGTATTCTATAAGGCGTATCTCCCACAACAACTACCCAATAATTATCTTTAACCCATTGTGGTTGTCTCTGATAAATTTCATTATCTCTATTTGCAAACCAAAAATATATAGAAGGTAATATAACACCTGCTGTAATTGCTGCCATTGCTCTACCAGGTCTTTGATTAAAACCATCATAAATTTTTACATAACCTTGAACTCTTGCATTATAAAAAGCAGTTACTTGATTAACAGCTTTCATAGCAGATCCCATTTTTGCATAATCTATTGTAATATCTCTTGATTCAAATCCAGCTCTTTCAATTTGTTCTCTACCTTTTAATCCTTCTTTACCTGCTTTTTTATATGCTTTTTGAAACTCTCCTAATCTAGTTATATTTTCACCAATTTCTGATAAGGTTCTTAATATTTCTAAAGGATTAAAAACTTTATTTCTTATTTGTTGTCCATTCAACATTTCAAATGCACCTTTATCTCTAATAGTTCTGTCCAAAGAAATTAATGTTGATTGCATACCACCAGATTTTTCCCAATCTTGAAATATTTTTTTAGCTTTTTTATTAAATCCTGTTTTACCAAGAAACATTGTTACAGCTCCTTCTAATGAACTCCATATTGGTACAAATCCACTTTTACTAAACACAGGTGCAAGAACTGTATCTCTTGCTATGTTAGAAAATACAAAGTCTGGTGATGTGGTTGCACCTGCACGAAGAAGTCTAGCAGGAGTTCCAAGAGCTTTTGTAATCATTCCTATTTCAGCAGGATTAAAATCTGTCATAGCATCAGCTAATTCTTTACCAACATCCCAAACTTCAAACTTACCATTACGATATACTGTAACTGAAGAACCATCTGGTTTTACAAATGATTTTCTAAATACTTTAAAGTTTTCTAAAACATTTGGATCAATACCTTCTTTTATAACTTTTTTCTTTACAGTTTTTGTTTTTGGTGTTTTTGCAACAACTTCTTCTGGTAATAATAATGCTTCTAATGGTTTTAATGTAGGTTCTTTTACAAAAATTTCTGTAGAAAAAGCATTTTCTATTTCTTTTTTATCAATTTCTATTTTTCTTGTTTCTATTTTTTTATTTATATCTGGAAATGAGGATTTATTTTTTTCTACAAAATCAAAAAATTTAATTAACGCATTGTTTCTTTCAGCAAGTTTTACAATTTTAAAAGTATTAGAATATATAGTTTCAATAGGATCAAATACAGGTTGTTGTCCACCTTTTACTCTTTTAAATGGATTTGATACACCACCATAAGGAGATGGTTTTTCTCCTGCAACACTTTCCATAACCCTTGCAAATGGTACATAACTTTTATTAGCCTCTATCATTGCATCAAATGCTTTTTGATCAATCAATTTTAAATCTCTTGCATATTCAAGAAGTTGTCTATTGTAAATATCTATTTCTTTTGCAATAGGATCATATTTATCTTTTAAAATTTGTATTGTTTCTTTAGCTGCTTTTGAATCAAAAGGATGTTCAAAACCTCTTCTATCATATTCTAAAGCTCTTCTTGCAATAAGATAAGCATTAAGTTCTGCATATTGTTTTTTAATACCTTGTTCATTTAACTTTTTATTACCTTCAAATTTTAATGGTTCTAAAACTTGTTTTAAAGATTTACCTTTATTTTCTAATCGTACTGTTTGAGTTGCTCTATCAATAAAAGTACCAGCTCTATTAGTCATACCAACTAATATTCTAAATTGTTCATAAACATTTAATTGACCTTTAGTATTTTTAGTATTTTCAACTCTTTGTACTAATCGCAAAACAGGATGTAATCTATCTATAAATAATCTAGTTAAAGTATTTTTAACATCTGTTACATCTTTTGGTTTTTCAAATTTAGTTTTAGATAATATTAATTTTACAGCTTCAGGAAATTCTAAACCTTCTAAAAATTTTTCATCAAGTTTTATTTTTTTACCTGTAATATCTTCTACTGTTCTTTTGATAGCTCTAGGTATTTCTAAATTTTTACTTGCCAAATCTTGCTTAACAGATTTATCTAATTTATAATCAGCAGCTAAATCAACTGCATCACGATTAGTTTTTTTTATTATGTTAGGAACTTTTCTTGCTCCACTTTCACCTAAACCAAATGCACTAAATAAAATTACAGAATCTATTAGTTGATCCCTACTTGGCAATTCTCCTTCTATGATTGCACCTGATCCTTCAAAACCTACAACTCTTCCTAGTAGTTTTGGTAAAAATTTATTACTTAATCCACCAAGTTTAGCAGCAGCAGTAAGTTGAGTTCCCTCTTTTAATCCTGCTTTTATTCCTTCATTTCTAAATATTTCCCAAAAATTATTCCAATTTGCAACTTGACCTTTTTCTCTCATAGTCATGTAAGTTTCTCTTATTGCACCAACAGTTAAACCAGAAGTAAAAATACTAGCGTTAGGTGAACGAGTAGCAAATAAAGTTAAACCACCTGTACTTAAATACAAAGGTAAATCTTTTACAATCCTTGAAGCATTGGTTAAATTTCTTTCAAGAAAACCTGTGTCTTGAAAATCAACATTAAAATATCTACCATCTTCTTTTGTTCCATCAATGTTTGGTATTCCATGAGCTTCTTGTATTAAATCTATAACTCCTGTATTCCAACCAGCTTTTATTCTTTCTGTAACATTATCTAATTTTTTACCGACAGCATCTTCAATCAAAGAATAATCATCAGGATTTTTTTTTTGTACTTCTTCTATCTCATTATAATCTTCAATCCTTGAATAACCTATATCTTCTTCGTAAATTTTTTCTATTGCTTTTGTATCAACAGGTTCAAAACCAAAAGCACTTGATATTTCTTCAGCAGTAAAACCACCTTCTTTTAATTGTTTTACTTTTTCTTGTGTCCAATTATCTATTTCAACTTGACTAAATCCACCTTCTTTTAGTTGTTGAACTTGTGTTTGTAAACTTGCCATTATTCATTTCTTCTTTTTAAATATTCATCTTCTGATTCACCTGGTAATCTTTTTATAGATTCATCAACTTCTTCTTTTTCAATATTATCCATCATATTTTTAAATATTTTATTTTTATTTGATTGATATTGTATAAAATCTTTACCAATAAAATTTTTATTTTTATAATCTAATAATTCTAATGGTGATCTTCCTTCATTAATACCTTTTATATATAATGAATACATATCATCTTTAAATCTTTTAAGATCATTATTATAACTTGTAGGATCAAGTATCTTAATAACTTCTGTGCTAATTAAATTTTTACTTTCATCTATAAAACTATGAAATGGTGCAAAAGTTTTTTTAAATTGTTTTGGATTTTCGTTTTGTTGTTTTAATATATCTGCATAATATTTTAAATCATCAAGGTCAGTTTCTTCACCATATCTTTCTATAATAGATTTAGGTTGTGTTTCTCCTGGTAATACAAATCTATCACCTATATTATTTATACGATCTGTGCTTATCAATAATGATATAGCATTATTAGAATCAAAGTTTGAAGGCACAATTACTTTTTGTTCAGCATTAGATATAATTTTAGTATTTAAGTCTGTCATTTGTGTAAGTGCTTCTGGATTATTTTTAAAAACTTCTTGAATAAAGTTTTGATTAATGCCTGTTGCAACACCTGCTTCTGTTAATGCTTTTTGATAATTATCTGCTGATTCTAATTTTGTAGCAGCATCTGCTGCTTGAACTTCAAATAATAATTCATTTCTTTTTTCTCTAGCTTTTTTAGTAG